AAACACCTGTGTTAGTTGCTACACCATCTACATAAACAAGTTTATAGTCTTTTTCTGTAGTAGACCAAGTTACTGTTGCACCTGAACCAGATGCTGCTTTTAGTTGAACTGTATAAGCACCCGATGTGCTATTTTTTATAATGTAAAAAGTTTCTGTAAGAAGAGGAACTGTTACAATTTTGTTTCCTGTGATTGCTTCTGCTGAAACTGCTCCAAGGATAATAACTCTGTTTTGAGCAGCGCCTGTTAAAGCACCATCAGCTATAGCTAGTTCTGTAGTGTTAGCTCCTGAACCTGCTGCATTTAAAGTTTGGATTTTAAATCCACCCAGTAATTGCTCTGCAAGGTTTAAGTTAGCGTTTGTTTTTGTTCCCCAAGTACCAGCGTTTTCGCCAGTTGCCATTAGCTCTACGCCAAGATTTGTATATGTTGATGCCATAATTTAATTCCTATGCTGCTGTGTTATAACTGGTATTTGATCCAATTGCAACGTCCGAATAATTACTATTCGATCCTGTTGAAACACCACTATAATTTGTATTTGAGCCAGTGTCAACATCTTGATAATGAATAATAAAAGGTGAACCTAAAGTAGAGGTTATAGAAAGTCCTGTAAAACTTACCACTTGATCAGCTATAGCAGGTAATGTTCCAATAGAAGCAGTAAAAGAAAGCCCTGTAAAACCTACTATTTGATCTGCTGGATCTATCGTGCCAACAGATAGTGTTGATTGTATTCCTGTAGGTTGAACAGTTACTGAACCTGACCCTATTATATTTCCTTGTTGAACAGGTATTTCAAAACCAGTTAAAGATACTGCATCGTTTGGAACAATAACCGTTCCTTGTGCAGAGGTAATTTCAAAACCTGAAATTGTAGGTGTAACAGAAGTATCAATTGTAATTGTTCCTTGAGCAGATGTAATCTGACTTCCTGTTACAGATACATCTTCATTTGGAGCAAAGGCTGTACCTTGTTGTACTGTAGAACTTAATCCTGTAAATCCAACAACTTGATCCGCTGGATCAATAACACCAATTGATGCTGTAATTTCTTCTCCTGTAATAGTAGGTGTAACAGAAACATCTGTTGTAGCTGTTCCTTGTGCAGAGGTAGTTGAAATACCGCTAGGTTCAATAGTTACATTAATAACATTTGTAATAGATCCTAATGTAAACTCAGATTCTACTCCTGTTGGTAATACTAATGCAGTACCAGAAATAGTAAGTGAATCATTTAATGTAGATGTGATTGATAAGCCAGAAAGTGATACGGTTTCATCTGCAAGATTTCCCCATTCACCAGAACCCCAAGATTTAGCACCCCAACCTGTGGCTAAAGTTTCATCTTCACCCCAGTAAGCTTGGCCCCAGGTAAACCTACCCCATCCAGCCATCTCTTACTCCTATGCTAATCTTATAATTGCGTTTGACGAATCGTTCGCAGGAAATTGAATTGTGAAAGTCCCAGCTGTTGCTGTTTTATCAGAACCAAAAGCAATTACACAAACAGCGTCAGTTGTACCTGAACCACCATCTGTTGTTGTGTTGTAAATCATTGCACCATTAGCTGTGAAAGAAGCTGATGTCCAAGAGACATCAGTAAAATCTGTAAATGCTGTTGTTGAAGTTAAACCAACACCAGTATTTGTTAATGCTTTGCCACCTGCAGAGTATGCAGATCCTGCTGTGTTTGAAATTTCGTTTGAAGTTGAATAGTCAGTTGTTGCTGCACCTAAAGATGCTGAACTTGTAAATAATGCTATTTTAAAAGTATCTCCACCTGAAGAATCAAAATCGTGTTTCCCAGATAAAAGCTCTGATTTAAAACTTGAACATATTGCTGATGATATTGCCATAATAAATCTCCTTGTTTACGGTGTTGGTGAAGGTACTGGTATTCTTACCGTCCCATCCGTATAATCGTCTCGTTTACGTCTACCTAATTGTTCTAATCCGAACTTTTGTACTTCTTCTTTATACTTATTTTCATAAAGTGTCAACATATCCGTTGGTCCTTTTAAAAAACCATAAGTTTCTGATAAACACGCATATAATAAACCATTTCCAAAGTATTGACTTATATAAGTCGTTGTATTTGAACTAGATAAACCCGTTGGAATAGCTTCATAATGAATTTTAAATACATATGTCGAATCAGGTACAGGGGCTAAAAATAATCTTCCAGAAGTAGTATCTGTTACACCAGTAGCTCCACCAAACATAGCATAGTATTTAGGTTTTCCTGTGGATGTTTCTGCTGGTATATATTCTTGTAAATAAGTTTCATCTTTTTTTTCTAACCAAGTATTAGTTCCTGTAGAAGCAGATGTTGAAGTGTAAACTTGTACTCCTTTAACAAACAAAGTTTCGGCAGGTACGTTAATTGTACTTTGACCTGTAACTAAATTACCTGTTGATTGTTTTTTATATGCATCAATAGGTACATCTCTTAAAATTCTCATTTCAGCATTATCAATGATTTGATTAGTTATAGTAGATGTTAAAACATTAGTATCTACTTCTGTATAACTTGAAATTGCTGCTGTTAATGTTGCGTATGTAAATCCTGACATAATTAAGCCCTATCATTAACGGGTCCAATTGTACACTGAAAACCGCCTCCTTTTTCACTACTTGTTGCAGCATTTACTAAAGTACAATTTATACCATCAAATTGAGTAATAGTGGTAGGTTGACCAGGGTTATTTTCTGAACTTTTATTTAAAGAAATAACTTTATAAGAACCATAAACTTTAGCTCCAATAAGATGAGTTCCTGCAGTCGTATTACCATAAGTTACACCTCTATAAGGTGCACTTGTTCCTCTAATACATCCTGTTAAATTATTTCCTGTTCTTCCAGTATATTCAATAACTTCATTTTGATAAGTACCAACTTTTAAAAGATCTGTTGTATCAGCAGAAGTTAAAATTTTTTCAATGATAATATAACCTGAACTTGGAAAAGCTGTTCCTGTTTGTAAAATAATTGTTTTATCCGTAGTTGAAATAGCTGTGTTTAAAGTTGTAGATAATTGTAATGTAGTTATAGGTACTCCACCCACTGGAGATTTAACATCTTTAAATCTTACAAAATCATTTACTTCAAGGTCACCATTTGGCGAAGAAATTTTTAAAACTGTATTTGAAGTTGTAGTAAAAGGATGATCAGGTAAAAAATCTTGTGTTGCAGGTTCTACTCTAGCTGGTCTTGCATTAGGTAAACCTTGTGGATCACCACCATGCGGTTTAGGTTCTAACTGAGGTTGTTTAGGTTCAAATTCTGAAATATGTACTCTTGACCCATTCCATTCTGTTACCATTTCACTATAAGGAAAAGCTTGTCCTGAACGATCTGATATAAATTGTGCGAATTTACCTTTTGAAAGATTAGACATTATGCGGATGGATAATAAGTTTTAGGGGTTATAATAGTACTTGAAGAAGAACCATCTTCTGCTAAAGCTCTAGCTAATTCATCTTCATATAACATTTTCATGTTTTGAGTTAATTCAGGTTTAAATTTTTGAGATAAATAAAAAGCTAATCCAGAAGCCATACAAGGAACAAATCTATAAGGTACATCAGTTGCATTTGTATAAACTCCTACATCATCAATTCTTTTAACATAATAATAATTAATAAAATGTCCTACAACACCCGATCCTGGAGTTTGATATAAAGTCATTGTAACTTTGTCTATAAATCTTTGAACAAAATATTGTGAAGGAGTGCCTTGAGAAGTTTTATTTGAAAGTCCTTGGTAAGTAGATCTATTTATTTTTGTTAAAGGTGAATCAACACTAGATGCATTTCTATAATTAGCTTCTAAAATATCAGATGCTCCATAAACAGCGGTAGTATCTGAAGTACCATCCGCAGTAGATCTATACATTGTGTAAACCGCTTGACCTTGAACAAGTGTAAAACTATTATTAGCTACTTCCCAATAATGAAGACCTCTGTTTCCCCATTCTTGAAACATAATATTTAAAGAACGTCTAGCGGATCTTAATTGATTACCTGATACTCCTTGTAATCCTAATCTTTCATAAGACTCTTCTATAATTTCATCGATAGAAAAAGTTTTATCAAAAGTAGTTGTTTCAGAAGTAGTATTAGCCATTTAGACTCCTAAGCTGTTAAATTCGGACCAGAAAACTTATCTGTAAGTAATGTATATGCTGTAACGTTAGTTTTAGTTTTACAAAAAATTCCTTTTGGAAATAGAATTCCATCTGCTGGAAAATTTAAAGTAAAAACATCCCCCGTTGGAACATCCACCACTAATAAAGTAGCTCCTGAATTTGAAGTTGTAGTTAATTCTAAAATACCTGCTCCACCGCCATCAGATGATACTGAGATACCTCTAAGTCTTACAGGGGGTGCTACAATTGCTGTTGCACCTGCTGCTGCAGCGGATCTAGTTGCTTGTATATCACTTTTGCCTGCCATGTTTTTTCTCCTTTTAAATTTTAAATATGGGCCCGAAAGCCCATATTAAATTAGTTATGATTAAGCTTGTACTCCAGTACCGCTTATTCTAGCTTGTACTGTGTTAAAGTAGTCAACCACTAAATGATTAGCTGTTGTTCCCTTATGTTCAATCATCATATTAATCTCCAATGCAAGATCATCTGGAACAGTAGTAGCTGCTTGTGTACCGACTACATTACCATTTAAGAATAATTTGTATTGATTAGCTGTAACTCCAACTTCAGATCCTGCAGGTTGATAAATAAAACCAAGTCTAACAGAGTTAGTTGGAATTACTTGTTGACTTGCAGTTTGAGTTGGTAGTGTAGAATCTAGAAGAGTGGTAGGCATCAAGAAAGATGTGCCAGCACCATTTTTTCTAGAAACAAACTGAATTGTAGCTGTATCTTCTAAATGCGAAAATCCAATACCATCAGTTGGTAAAGTTGCAGAATCAGCATAGTCATCAACTGCAAATCCAACCCAAGTATTACAATTAGCCACAGATGTTATTGCCATACTAGTTTCAAACATCCATTTCTTATTTGCATTATAGTTCCAAACATCATAGCCAGCAACTCCTTGTATTTCGCCAGCAGCTGGAGCGTTATCCCCTTGTCTTAACCATCCACCAGCAAATTGTGCTAGTTGAAAGTCAGATCCACCTGTTGATGTAACTGTTTCCCAGTCTGATACGTTGTACAGATTAAAGTCATTTTGGTAAGCTTGTTCTTGTTCGTAACCACCAGTTATAAGCGGTTGTTTGATTCCACTAAATACAGAAGAACCTCCATCTTTTCCTACTACGTTTGTGACTCCATTTTTAAAGTGTGTTGTCATATTAATCAGCGCCTCCTATGCGCCAGTTATCTTACTAAGAAAAGATAACCAATTTATGTTTATATTTTTGTCTTAGTAATTAAAATATATATGATTTTTAAATAAAGTGCAAGAGATTCTATAGTGAAAGTGCGATTTCAGCAGTGTAGCTTGTTATTAAGTAGCTACGGAAACTTGTGGTGCGGAACCTTCCACTTTAGCAGTCAAGCTAGCTTCTTTAGCTTCTGCCATTTTGATATGGCTTATTACTTCTCGAACCTTTTTATCGATTCTAACCATATCGAGAGTGTATCTATTTTCAGATAGATGTTCCTGCTCCCATTTTAACTCCAATGACCTCTTCTGTTTGTAAAGGTCTTGTAAGTGGCTCATCTTTGATCTCCTCAAATGTTAACCATGTTTTTGCCAAAGCATAAAACCCTGACGCTTCCCAATTAATATCATTTTCTCCTATTTTGTCAACTATAGCGTTTTCTAAAGATGTAGCGTCATCTTTTGCCATAACTGTAAATTGAGTCATATAACCATATGCTCTAATTTTAATTAAGAAGTTTTTCATGATTTTTTCTTTCTACCATAAAAAAAGGGGCACTTCAAGAGCGCCCCTTTTTAATTAATTATGCTTAGAATTAAGCACCTTCAGAAGCAAAAATACCTCTAAAGTCAGAAACTCCAAAAGAGTATCTTTCTCTAGCTTTGTATCTTACGTTTCCAGTGTCGAAGTCACCTTCCATTTTAGTGGAAATAGATGATCTTTCGAAGTACTTCATTCCATTAGGCACATCTGTAATGATGTAAAATGCATCAGGATCAGTTAAATAGTTATTCACTACATAACCTTGAGGTATCATCCCCATAGATTTGATTGCATTAATGTCATTATCAGCTGTTCCAACTCTAAGAGTAGATTTCATTAATCTATCTGCTGTAAATTGAAGCTCAGAAGGAACAATCATTTTCATTCCTTTAGCTGCAATTTTTAAACCTCTCTCATCAGTGAAAGCCGCAATGTCGATAAGCGACTGCTCTAATGAAGTTTCGTTAAGGTCCGATTGAGTTGCCAAAGTGTTAGATACTGTACCCGCTACTGTTGGGTGTGCAGTATTAAACAATGAAACTGCATCTCCAGAATCAAAAGCATCCGTTGTAGGAAGACCTTGGATTAGTGGATTAACAGCTTTCACTTGCTTTGTGTTTGCCATTGAACGAGCCAACGCTTTTGTATATCTAGACGATAGTCTGTCATATAGGTTATCTTCAATTGCTTCTTCAGTAATTGAAAATGCTAAAGCTATAGTTTCGTGAGTGTATCTAGCTGTGTAAGTCTCTTGAGCATTGTCAAAAGTTACACCAGAACCCTCAGGTTTTACTTGTGCATTAGCGAAACCCGATAACATAACTTCTTCTTCAAAAGCTCTGTCCGAAGTTTCTTTACTATAAATAGCTTCGTGTTGGTTTTCGTATTGTTTGTATTCAAGTCCGAATAGTGCATTCAAACCTGGTTCTAGTTCTTTAACTAGCTGCGATCTTGATATTGCCATGTTTTATCTCCTATTCAGTTGTTATACCCCATTCGCATTTAATGCGAATTGGTGTTCATTAATTCTAACTACCCAGTTAACATTGGCTGAAGCTACGTCATTGTTAGAAGGATCTTTCGATACTCCTAATATTTGAAGCGTTGCTGATGAGCCTACTGCTAATGTGCTGTCGTCTAGTTCTACTTTAGATACGTAATCTGGAGTAGAGCCTGCTGCGTAAGCGATATCTGCAACATTGAAGATATCAGTTAGAGCTGATGCACCTGCGTTATTAGATTGGACCTCAAATCTTTCATAAGGATCGTCACTTACGAATCCAACGATGTCTGTTGCAGCGTTAGAAGCGGCTAAGTGATTAGCCCATGTTGGTTTTGAAGTTGAAGCGTCAGTATAGAATACACCGTTAAGTGATCCTACAACTCCTCCGCCTGCACCTGCTACTTCAACAGAACCGTCAGCCTTCATTTTGACTAGGTCCCATTGGTATATAGCTGTTGCAGAAGCAGATATGCTGTACTCAGATAATCCTTGATTATCTGGATTCTGACCAACTTTACCGATAGCTTTCATACCGAAAGCTGCGTCTTGGTTTGCCATATTGTTTCTCCATTTAGTCCGTAATTTAAAAAATTACAGACGGGTTAATGTTAATAATTCTGTTGGTTTAATAATTACTAAAAAATTAGCTTTTCTTAGAACCACCAAAAGTTACACGAGTCTGTCTATCAACATTGATAGGCATACTTGGATGCTGTTCCTTCAAAAGATCGTTGTCTACTGCTTTATCTTGATCCATACCTTTTTGTGAATAGTATTTAGATCTTTGTTTTGCAATCTCTTCAGGTACTCTTGCCAGCAGCAAGCCACCAACTCCGATCACTCCCTTGTATTTACCGTCTTCAACCACAGGATAATCTGAATCTGGGTATTGATCTGATCTAACTAATTCATAGCCTGATCTTAATCTTCCAGCGATATTTTTAGTATCGGTGAAACCCATAGATTCTGCTCTTATCCATCTATGTCTGAATCCTGTCGGTGCAGGGGGTGCATCTAAAGATGATGGTGGAGCCCAAACTTTTGTTCGTTCTTCTTTAACTCTAGTTTGACTCGCACGACTTGGGGTGTTGTCTTTTTCTATTTTTTTCATATGCTTATACTACCTCCTTCGTGATTTTTTTTAACTGTTTCGCATACTCTTCGAGTGGCACACCTATTCTTTTAGCAATTGCTACTTGTGAAGGTGTGAGCCTCACAATTTTGCGACCAGGCTTACTCGTTCTGTTAGCCGAAGCTACAACTTGAGTAGGTCTTAAAGTCGTTTGTTCATCCACACTATCAAATTTTTGAGGAAATTCAAGTCTTATTCTTTTATTTATTTCAGAATAATACTCTTCTGTTTGAGGATCAAAACCTTCTTCTTCAACTAATTTCTTATGTAAGCTGAATGCAGTATAGGTCATAGCCTCATTATTACCGAACCATGAGTTTTCATTAGCCCATTTTTGAGCTTTTGGATCAGGATTGATAGCTTGTTCTTGAGTTTGCGTTTGATTGATAGGTCTAGAGCCATTTGAATTTAACTCTCTACCTTGTTGTTCTCTATCTGTTTTTTCTACATGTCTAGATTTAATTTCAGAAAGTTTAGCTTCTTCATAACCTAATTTAGATATTTCAGTTTGAGCACTTATTTCTGCTTTAAGATCACCCTCTTCCCTAGCCTTAGCTAGTTTAGATCCTGCTGATTCTAAAGAAGACTTAATTCTATTTTCCATTTCAGAAACATAACCTGTGTCTAATTTAGAATATCTTGTTTTAAGTTGTTCTTGTTCAGAGGTAACTTTTTTTGCGTACTCTATTGCAGCTTCTTCTCTTCGTTCTGCTTCACGCATTTTTTTAGTTAACTTAGCGATTCTTCTTTTTACTCCATCGGAGTAATCTTCTAATTCTTTTTTCTTTTTTTCCTTAGATCCTTGATCCGTGTTTTCTGATTCTTTATTGTTCTCTTCAACTCGAACATCCAACTGCTCAGAAGATTTCTCAACTGTATCACTGGACTTATTACTGTCTTCATTAATTGTTTCATCTGCTACTTCTACCTCGTTAGTTGTTTCTTTGATTTCTTCAATCAGAACCTCGGCTCCAGGACCTGATGTATCTATATCTACTGTGTTTTTTTCTTGATCTTGCATAGTATCCTCCTATGAATTGTTAATATTGATGGAATATATCTTCGGGGTCTTCCACTCTTGCTAAAACTTCATCATCATTGAGAAGTCTTACTTCACCCCCATCTATAAGAATTCTGGATCCTGCATATCTTGCAAAGATTACCCAATCCCCTTTCTTGCACCACGGGCCTTCAGGAAACTTTTCCTTGTCGTAACAATGTGGCCCCATGGAAAGAACTAATCCACAAGTTGATGCAACTTGTGATCTTTCGATAGCTTGATCTCCTAAATAAACTCCACCTTTAGTTTTTTCTTTCATTTTAAATGGAAGAATTAACATTCTCCAACCTGTCGGTTGAGGAAGTTTATCTTGTGGTGTTTTAGAAAGATCTTTTTCTACTTTAGTATTTTTTGTTTCTTTGTATTTTTCTTCCAAAGCGTTTTTATGCGTTGGGATCTCTTCCTTTAATATCGAAGATGTTTGGTTCGTTGTAGTTGTCATTGTCCTTTTGCTCCTTCTTTTCTAGCAGGTTAGAGATTTCCTGTTGAATGTATTGATAGGCATGTGCCTGTCCTAACATATATTTGTATTTTTCCATATTGTCAACCCCACCAGCAACCATTGAATCTCCTATTCTTTGGTAGGATTCTTTTAACATTTTTTGTAATTTATCTATAAGAAATAAATCATCCATTATTGCCTTTCTAGCAGTTCCATGCTCGCAGAGATTTATTAATTCTACTATTTGGATCTCTGGCCGTTTTAGCAGAAGTTAGTTTTTTTTTCATGCCACCCATTCTTGCACAAAAAGATGCACGTCTTTTATTACCAACTTTTTTACTAGGTGCTTTTAATGTACCTTTTGTATAACTTGCTCTACCTTTAGCATTTAAACCACCCGACTTTGATTTACCTTCTTTTCTAGTCCATGCTGGAGTTTTAGCCATTATTTTTTCTTTACTGTCTTTTCCGCTTTTTTAAATTGTTTCTTAGTAGGAGCTCCTTTAGAACCAGGTTTTCTCATTTTTTCTTTTGACCCAGCTTTTATTCTAGCTCTTTTTGCATGTATGTTTGCGTACAATCCTTTTTTAGACATTAATATACTCCTGTTTTAATTACTCTAATACAATTTACACAAGATTTCATAAATCTAGAATGGGTCATACAAGAAATTGGTTTTTTAATTATTATTTCTTCCATTTTGCATTTACAAAATTTACCAAATAATTTCTCTATTAATTTTTTAAACATTATTTTCCTTTTATCAAATGAGTTGCCTTAAGTCCATAGACAGATGCAATTACTCCAACAAAAATCGCTTGATACCACATAGGTAAATTTCCAAAGTGTATAAAAAACAATTCCATTTTTTCCATATGCTCTGGATTGTCCGACCATACAGACCAACCTAACATAACGATAGGAACCGACAATAAAATTAAAATAAATTCGTCTTTCCAGTCAGAATTTCTTGATTCTAATAATTTTCCTGAATATTCTAATTCACCGC